TCGTTTTCTTGAGCAGGAAAAATTTGAAGAGGTTGAAGTTGCATCAATGATGATGACTAATTTCCTACGCCTTCTTGGGGGACTTGAAGATGTATCGCAAGATGAAGAAGAATGAATGGATTAAGGTTGCAAAATTCCTACATTGGTTTTTTGTGACTGAAGAAACAGAACCGAAAGACTACACAACGATTTCGGACGATATTAAGAACTTAATTTATACAGTAAATAAAGAGGTGAATTTTGATGACTTGGACAAAACTGACAAATCTGATGGAAGCGACGGACAACCTAATACCCACCAGACAAATCTCAATGATTTCAAAGGGAATGGAGAATTTTGAAGACAACGAATCGCTAGTAACGATTCTATCTTTAGAATATCCTAGTGCAAACATGGGGTTAGCAAAAGCAAAGAAGTGGATTGCTAAGTCCTTCGACTTACACGATGAAGAGATTGATGGGGATATGGTCATCTATGATGACTTGGGAGATGTAATCTATTTCCTTGACCCGTCAGCAATTTCAACCGAAGCCTTTTCTCTTGCATCAGTTGTTCGCTTTCTAAATACTGAGTTCAATGCTCTGGATAGTGAGTCCTTCAATCTGTTCAGTCACATTATTCAGTCCATGTCTGCCTTAGAACGCAAGTGGTTTATTCGTTATCTTCTGAGAACTCCTCGTAATGGAATCAATGAGGGAACGGTTCTCAAGGTTTTAGCGAAGCACTACGATAAGAAACAAGCAGAAGTTAAGAAACATCGAAGTTATAACAATCTAACTTCACTAACTGCTTATTATATGCGTGATGAAACACCGCCTATGATTTTAGAACACGGAACATTTGTTAAACCAATGCTAGCAAAAGCGGTTCCGACACGAAAGTGGCCGAAGAATAGAATTGTTGATTTTAAATACGATGGAAACCGCTACCAAATTCACCGTAGCGGGTCAAACGTAATCGTTTTTAACAGAAAGGGAAGAGTTGTTACACAACAATACCCTGATATTGTCGAGTCTGTTTTGAAGTATGAGGTGGATAACTTTGCCTTTGATGGTGAAATTTATCCGATTAATGCAGACGAAACTCCTGCACCTTTCCAAAAATTAGGAACCCGTGTTCATTCAAAGAATCACGCAGAAGCGGTTGAGAAGTGTCCGGTAAAGTGGGTAATCTTTGATTGTCTTAAGATTGAAGGCAAGAATGTAATGGATTTACCTTATACTGAAAGACTTGAGGCTATGAAAAATGTCCCAGACCAAGCAGAGCGACAAATTGGTGGTGACCCAATGGCTTTCTATAACCGAGCAATCGCAGAAGGCTTTGAAGGAATCATCGTTAAAGATGCCTCGGCTCCATATCAGCCCGGAAAACGAAGCGTTTCTTGGGCTAAACACAAGCCACCTCGGATTGAATTAGACGTTGTGGTTATTTCTGCGACCTATGGCGAAGGGAAGCGTTCAGGCGTCTTCGGCAGATATGAAATCGCTGTCCGTGATGAAGGAACATACACCTCAATTGGATGGGTAGGAACAGGCTTCTCAGAAGCAGACCTTATTCGACTAACAAATGACCTTAGAAGGAACGTTGATTCATATAAAAACAACGTATTCTCGTTCTTACCTAGAGTTGTTTTGGAAGTTAGTGCGGATATAATCACAAAGGATACTAATGGTAACATCGGCCTTAGATTTCCTAGAGTCACAAGAATTCGTGACGATAAATTCCCACAAGATGCAAATACAATTGAAGAAGTAATGGAGATGATGTGATGACCAAAGACTATACACACTATGTTTATCCCGATGGTTCGACTAAGAAAATTGAAAGTATGACTAAGAAAGAGACAGGTGACGCTATCAGTTTATCTTATAGGAGAATGGAAACTGAATATCGAAAGTTAAACAAACTACACGACCGTTGGGAAATCGTTGCTAAAAAGAAAAGACCAAACACAAGAAAGAAGGTGATGAAAATTCTTAAGTTTAACAAACTAGAAAAAGAAGGTGAACGAGCAATCGCAATCGTCAGACTTGCACTAAAGATGCTAGATGATGAGAGCGACCTTGAAGTAATTAAAAACATTCTAAGGCAGGTGGAAGCATGATTAAAGATGGAGACTTCACGATTATTGGTGGCGAAACTTTTCACGTTGTTAAAACAGATGAAGCGTTTGCTTATCTGCATAACGTTAAATCTTACAAAGGTCGTCCTAGGAAAATGCTTTTAAGTCAAGTCCCTTACTTCGGTTCAGACGGAAAACTCATCACGCCGAAGGTTGAGAAGACAAAAATCCCAAGTAGGAAATTAAAATCTAAGGTGAACATAAGAAAAATTATTTCAGAAAATACTGATATGCAAGTTTCTAAAAATGCAATCATGTGGTTACATGAGCAATTGTCTAGCATTTGTGAAACTCTATTGGAGCAAGCGGTTGAGAAAGCAAAGCACCACGAAGATAAGAGAATTGAACCTAGACATATCCAACATGTTCCAATCCCCGAAAGCGAAAACAACTTTGTCTATCAAAGCCATGATGATTACATTAAGGACGGAATCTGATGTATACTGAAGAGTTAGTCCAAGAGTGGCTACAGGTATATGATAATCTAACGTCTTTTAGTTTTATGGCTTACTTTTCTTTGAAGGATGAAGAAATTCACCTTCTATCGAAAGGGTTAGTAGCAAGATTGATGCTAATCAATGAGGACCATAAGTTTGCAGTAATCCATGATGAAGTGAATGAAGAAACTGCAAGAGCCCTATCAACATATCAAGGAATGAGTTTGTCTTTTATTTTTCCCGGAAAGGCGTCAGACCACGAAGAATTAGTTTCAACAACAATCCTAGAGGGCTTAGATTTTCTGAGAATTAAAGGAGATTACTTGGGCGTAACGGAGGTTTTTGATTATGTTTAGTAAGCAACACGTTGAGGGGATTTTACTAGCCCTTTCAAAACCTGAAATTCTGATTCAGGTATCTGAAACAACACAGATTGGGTATAAAGTTAGACTAAGACTCAATGTAAGAGCAGAATCATATACCTTTCTCGAAGCATTAAACCGAAGCCTTCTTCAACATAATGTAAAAGGAAATCTGAAAGAGAAGGAACATTCTCATAGACAAAAGCCGATTTTAAGAATCGGAGGAATCAAAAATCTGGATACAGTTTGCCGACTAGTGAATCCTGACTTACCCGATGCAAAAAAGTCTTGGGATAGTTTTAGGAAAGCCGTCGAAATCGTCGGCGCAAGGGAACACTTAGAATTAGAAGGAATAGAAAAATTACTTAAAATTAAGGGAGTATTATAATGGGATTAACCAATTACGAAACAAAAAGACCAATATTGATTACAGGAAAACCCGGCTTTGGAAAAACAACAAAAGCCCTTTCAATGCTTGATGAACCTCTCATCATGTTTGCTAATGAAGTGGACACAACAGACATTCAATCAATGCCTCGTCGAAGAGGAATCTTGATTGAAGATGTTCACCACAAGCCAAGAAAAGAAGACATTCTGTATATCATTCGAAACTTTAGAGGCCAAATCGTCTTGACTTCAATTAATGAAAAGTCAGTCCCTAAAGAAATCAAAGCAATGTGTCAAATTAAAAGAGCAGGAAGAACAAACTACCTTCGTGATTCTGTAATGGATATTGCACCAAATAGTGTTCATCCTCAACCTGCTGAGATGGACACGTTTAGTTTGGTGATGGACTATCTTAAAAACAGGAATAGAGATGAAGTTGCAGATAGGTTGAAGTATAACAAACCTTCTGATACTCAAATCTTATCTTGGCTATCAGAAAACATGCACCCCAACAGACTTCTCTTTGTTGATGGTGTAGTTAAGAGAAGGTGGTCTAGTAATTATTTTTATGAATTGCTAGCCTATGCATTTGAAGGAAATATGGCAGGACGCGTTCAGTTTCCAAAAAGGAATGCATATTCTAAAGTCCCTTACATCTGTCGAAAGTTAGGTGTAAGAGATGAAAGAGTTTTGAAGCAACTTCTAAAAGATGAAGACTTTAAGAAGTGGGCGACAAAGAAACTAAACAACTCCGAATGCCGAATCATCGGTATCGGTGAAAAGAGAAGAAGAAAGAAGACAGACCCCGTTGTTTATGACGTGGGAAGTCTTGACCAATTTATGTGATTAAAATGAGACCTAAACATGAGAAAATTATTGAAAACTGTGTTGAAATTATTTTAGAAGTAGGAGAACCTCTTCCAACTTCAATTTTAACTGAAAGACTAAAGGGACGAATGCCTAACCATTGGCTCCCCAAATCAAATAGAGAAACTGCTAATATCTTAGCAAAGAGAGACAGAGGTAGGAAACTACTTCTGATTCATAGAAACCCAAAAAGCCCAAAGAGTAGAAACTATCTTTGGACTGTTAGAGACGAATGGAGGAATCTAAATGAGTAAGAAAACTGCTCAAAAAAATAGGATTTCAGTATTTTGGGAACATAATCCTTTTTGGAAGGTTTTAGATAAATCAATTGACGGGGAAGGATATTGTTATGCTTGTGGTGCTAGATTCGGAAAAGAAACTCCCTTTCATTTAGAAGCGGCTCATATTCATCCTCTTCGTAACGGCGGGACTTCTAGTTACGCTAATCATCATCTTTTATGCAAAATTTGCCATGCTGAAAGTGAAGCACTAGAAGGAGTAGATTATTGGCTTTGGCTCTGTTTAAAATCTCATTTTTATGATTTAGGTTCAATTGTTCCATTTGATACAGAGACAGTAAACGGGGTAGAAAAAGCCTTTTATAACGAAAGTGATTTAGAATTTAAGTTTAAGGAACATCCTTTACCCTTTGCTCGCCTTATGAGATATAGAGATGGTCGAGTTCCACATTATGTTTCTATGTGGTATGATCTTCAAAAAGATAAAGAACGTCTTTTATCTTCAGGAGAGGAAGGTATGGACAAATATGTAGAAAATTTCTTCCCTAAAACAAAAAGAGACTTTGCAGAACATCTTTGCAGAGCAGTAATGGGAGAATTATATCCTAAATATGAAGAAATTTTACAGTTTGGGGTTGCAATATCTGAAGATGTTGAAAAGTTCTATAATGACAAATATGAAAACATTTAAAATAAGGAGAAATTAAAATGCTATGGACAGAAAAATATAGACCAAACAGAATCGAAGACTTAATCGGCCAAGAACATTTTCGGCTTGATGCTATTTCGTGGGTTGAAGAAAACAACATGCCTAACGTATTGGCTTACGGTAATCCGGGAAATGGAAAAACTGCGGGAATGATTGCACTAGCAAAGTCAATTTTGAAAGATTCATTCGAAGATAACTTCTTTGAAGTGAATGCTTCAGATGACCGCAGACTTGAAACTGTTCGAACAACTATCAAGAATATTGCACAAAGCGGAGTTATGGGTGATGCGCCTTTCCGTATCATGCTTCTTGATGAGATGGATGGAATGACTACCGATGCTCAAAACGCACTAAAGAGAATCATGGAAAGGTATTCTTCGAATATTAGATTCATGATTACCTGTAACGACCAGACTAAGATTATCTTTGCACTTCAGAGCCGTTGTGCAAACTACCACTTTAGTCCACTCTCTAATGAACACATCCTTGGAGTAATCAACTCAATCCTTGAGGCTGAAGGTATCACCCGATTCTCCCAAGATGAATTGTCTGAGTTTATAGCCTCGACCTCCTTAGACTTAAGGAGAGCGATTACCGAGATTCAAGCGGCAAAGTCGAGCAACGGAACTCTCAAAGCACAAATTACAATGAGCCTAGAAGACTATTCAAAGGCATTAGAATTGTTGAATACCAATAAAACACAGGCACTTGCCCATATTCAAGGACTTTATGTTAGTGGAAAAACTATGAAAGAGATTTGCGGCGGACTACACGATGCAACTCTAAATACAGAAATGGAAGCAAAAATGAAGTTCAAGTTCCTTAGAACAATTGGTGAAGCAGAATGGCGGTCCTCAACTATGACTCCGAAAGTGTTAATTTCGTGGATGGTTGGACAACTTTGAAAAAGAAAACGAAGTGATTAAAATGAATGAAAAGATGAAGAATGAAATGGAGAAGTCCCTGCAATACATTGGGATGACTCTTGAAGAAGCAACAGAAAAATATGAGAGCATCTGTGCTGAAAACAGCATTGAAACGACCGATGATTTCGGTCTTGCGCTTTGGCGCACCTTTGTTGGTCAGCACCGACGTTCTCAGAACAAGCCGCAAAACGATAGTGGAAGCCTAACCAAGAAGGTATTTGGTTTCTTTGTCGCTCTTGATGCACCACGCGATTCAATGGCGTGGAAGCGTCGAAGGGCCGGTGAAGAATACCGTCGTGACTCCGACAATGCTCTAGAAAATGGTATTGTTGCAGTTGCTACGCAAAATGCACTTGGTAAGTGGGTAATCTCCCGCTACCATAAGGGAGAATATCAGGAGAAAACTGTAACCAATCTTCCAAACGGTGCAGAAGAAGGTGTTGATGACCAATACTACATTCCGCTTGATGATACCGAAAGATATGGAAATGGTGGAGAAAACAAAGGCTACGGTAAGCCGCTTCCTGTGGAACTTTACCGTCGTCAAGGACTCTTCTATGGAAGTGTGGAAGGTGGCGAAAATCAGATGTGGGCGTTTTCTTACAAGAATCAACCCGCAGTTGAATTTGAGCCTTCCACCTTTGAATGGCTACACATGTTGGCTATTCCTTCTGAAGAAAGAGGTGCGCTTTACGGCATGACCGATGTAACAAAGGCGAGTATGATTTATAATTCTGCTCTTGAGCCTGAAAACAGCGACCACCGAAACATGGAGAGTTTCAACTTTGAAGACTTTTTGGTGAACGAATTGACGAGTCACCTTGTTCCTCTTGTTGAAATTGACCGCGCTCACATTGAACGGCAGGCTCTTCCATATAACGAGCGTTTCATTGTGACCGATGGCGTAGTTTGTAACATGAATATGACTCCTACCAAGAACGGAAACCGTATTCTTAACATTACAGACCTGAATGCTGAATTCGATTATGATGAAGGTAATGGCGTCGTAACGTGTTGGATTCCTGCACACATCGAAATTGATTTCGGTATTGGTTCATCTGTAATCGTTATCGGAAACACTTCTCAGCGCACGATTGATGGCGAAAGTGAACCTGCAACCATCAACACAACAGGGCTTTATGTCCTTGACCGTAAGGGTTCAGCCGTTGAAGTTTCTCAAGCGGTTGAAGAAGACTACGATTGGTTCTGAATTTAACTACCGTGTAAGCGTGGCGGTCGAATGACGCTCAATAGGGTGCAAAGCCCTCCCGTTGGGGGAGATTTATGTTAAAACAAAATAGATACTTTTTACTAGAAAACAATTATGTGATTGATTTAATTAATGTTGATTTTATCACATTCAAAGAAAACGAAAAGAAAAGCGGCGAATATTGGCTCAAGTTTCATCTTGGTTCAAAGGAGTGTCGTTATAAGGCTGATGGACAAGATGAAGTTGCGAAAATCCTCAAGGTTTGGTCAACTGTTCACGGTCAAGAATTAAACCTTGAGGAATATGAAATTGGTGGTTTTAATGGGACTAACTTCTAAAATTGGAAATACGAATGCAGCAAGTGATAAGACACAGGACAACTCTCGTCTTATTGCTTTTAAGGAAAAACTTCAAAAGCAAACAGAACGAAGACTTAGCCGAAATAATCGTCTTTGTCTTGGTATTTGGGGCGAACCCAAAACCGTTAAATCTGGCCTTGCTTTGGACTTTCCAGATAAGAAGATTTATGTGCTTGATTGGGATGACGGTTGCGAACCAACGTGGCGTCAAAACCATGAATGCACAGAAAGAATTACCCTTTGGAATCCTCAAGTTCTAAACAGTAAAGGCGAAGCAGACATTACCGCTTCAGAACGTAACTCTGAAGACTTTATTCTTTTCGTTCAAGAAAGGATTGAAGATGGAGAAGATGTTCTTTTTGTCTTCGACGGAATTGATAAGTGGTTGGATATTTGCACCTTGCACGTTACAGGTTCTTCAAAGATTGGAAAGCCACAGAAGATGAAGTTTGAATGGGGTAAGCGTAATGCTCCCTTCTATGCTCTTCTTAAAATGGCTAAGTCTCTTGACTGTGACCAAATTTACATTACCCACTCAAAGGCTGATTATGGTTCAACGGGTGAAGTTGTTGGTCAAAAACCAAATTGGCATAATTGGGGTGATGCACTCTATCAAGTAATTCAGACCAAGCAAACCAAGAAACAAGGTTCTGAGATTTTCAAGGCAACTCTTAGTGCATCTAAAACTAATACAGAATTAGTTGGAAAAACTTGGGAAACTCTAACTGTTAGCAAATCCGGAGTTAATTGGGAAGGCATTCCTGAATTAAAAGAAGGAAAGATTTGAGGGATAATATGAAATTTAATATCAATACAAATGTATTTAAAGAAGCACTAGAAAGCATCCAAGTAAGGGGAAAATACGTTAGTAAAGGTGGCCTATCAGCAGGCAAACTCGAAGAAGTATTTTACATGAAAGCCAACGATGAAAACGTTGAGTTTTGGACAGGCAACAATACGTTCATTGTGAACATCAATGTTGATGCAGAAGTTGAAGAGAAAGGTGACTACATCGGTAAGATGAATGATATTCTGCCCTATCTTAAAAAGTTTGGTGAAACTGTTACTGTTCATAGTAATGAGTTTCTAACTTTATCTTCAGGAGGAAAGAAGGCATCTGTTCCTAGAGTAATTGAATGGGCAAACCTAGTTTCAATTACTCGTATGGGAGAAAGATTGACGGCGATTCCTTTTGAACTAGACCCAAAGAACCTGCCTAACATCGGGAAGGCAACAATGGAAGCGGCTTTCGCAATCACAAACGAAACGCTTACAGATGTGATTTCTTCTTGTGAAATTGTCGGTTCTGGTGTTTATAAGATTGAAGTTACTGATGAGAGCGTAAAGTTCTCTAGCCGAGATACCCAAACGAATTCTTTTGAACAAACCATTGAAACTCTTCTGAAGGTTGGAGAACCTGCAACTGTTGAGTTTTCTGGACCACTTCATAAGTTTTTCAAGAAAGACCAAGCACTAATTGTGTATTCGCTTGACGATGCTCCTGTAATCATTATTGCTGATGATAGGAGGCTAGTCAAAGCACCTTATATTGCAGGTGTTTAAATGATTATTAGCAAATTAAATACAGGAAGACATATTTTTAAATCATGGAGAGAGGACGGAGAAAAGAAGACAGAGGTTGTTGAATTCAAGCCATATTTCTATATCCGTAATGACCACCCCGAAGTTGAGAAGTATAAGCCTTCCAAATATACTGAGCGTCCATTTAGGTATGAAGAAACAGATGCAGTAACTTTGAATGGTCACGCACTAAAGAAAGTGTTCGTTGATAAATCTGAAGATATTAGAGAAGCAAAAAAGTATTTCTCTGAAACTTGGGAGGCAGACGTTCCTTTTCATTTCCGTTATTGTGTGGATGAGTTATCCGAACTTCCAGAATATAAACTGCGAAAGTGGTATTGGGATATGGAGTGGATGCCTAGCGGTGAATATAAGGATGCGATTACTGCAATCAGCGTGTATGATAACTTTACAGAAACCTTCTATCTTTGGACTTGGTTCCCTAATTGGAGAACACAGAAGATTCACTTTGCTAACCCCAAGATTGAAGGGTATAAGACAAAGGTATTAGTTGCTGAATGTGAAAAAAGTATGCTTGAAAACTTTATTTCTAATTTGCAAGGCCAAGACCCAGACATGCTTATTGCTTGGTTTGGGCTTAAGTTCGATTTGCCGGTATTGCTCAAGCGACTGTGCATCAATGGCGTGAATCCTAACCTCCTAAGTCCTGTTTTTGCCGTGGATGGGGTGAAGAAGGTCCGTGACGGTTTTGAGTATGTGAAGGGCGAGAACGGCTTCTCTCCTATCTCTCAGCCCATCAAAGGGCGTATCACCCTGAACCTTGACCTCGCCTTTGAACGCCAATGGAATGATTCTCAACGAGGGACATTGCCTTCTCTTAGTTTGGATTATGTTTCAAAAACCCTGTTTGGGGAAGGTAAGTCTTGGGAATCTAAATTTGAAGGTGACGAGTTTTATAATCGTGGTTGGCTTGAAGACACATATCATTATATGCAATATGCCGTTGTGGACGTTGAATTGCTTCGTAAGATTGATGAGACTAACTTCACTAGTGAAGCAATTATTTCTCTGCAAAGACTTCT